ACTAGGTCATTGGAGTTTCAGTGCTTATGTTAAGGATAAAACAAAAGCAGTTGTAAAGTTTATTTCAGACTACGAAAATCTTATCGCAGATTATTGCAAAAGAAAGTGTGTTGATGGTATTATATGTGGCCACATTCACCAAGCAGCTATAAAAGAGATTAATGGTATAACATATATGAATGATGGTGACTGGGTAGAGAGCTGTACTGCTCTAGTTGAACATCATGATGGTACTTGGGAAATATTAAAATGTCGGATTGTCTAAGAATAGGTGTTATTGGCTGCGGTGTTTTCGGCGGTTATCATATTAAGAAATATAAAGAACTTGAAGCCTTGATCAATGGCATCAAAGTTACAGCTGTATTCGATACTAATCGTACCACTAGAGGCAAATTTAGTTCTGTTTATGATGTAGAAGCTGTTACTACAATAGAAGAATTAATTGATAAGGTAGATATGGTTTCTATCTGTACTCCTGCCGTTTATCATTACAAACATGCTAAAATGATGCTTGAAGCTGGTATACATGTACTTGTTGAAAAACCAATATCAATTAATCTAAGAGAAGCTGAAGAACTTATCGACATAGCTAAAGATAAAAACTTGGTGTTCAATGTAGGACACCAAGAACGTTTTGTATTTGATTCTATGGGTATACTTGCTATTCCTGAAGTTCCTGTTGTAATGATGGCATGGCGCGAAGGTTCTTATTCATCCAGAGGAACTGATGTGAGTGTGATTATGGATTTAATGATCCACGATTTGGATTTAGTTCATATGCTTATTCCCGGACAGGTCGCTACTGTTAATGCTGTTGGTCATGGTTTGAATGTAATTGATTTTATAATAGATGTTGATTACTGCGCAGCTGCTTTAGATTTTGATAATGGCACTTTTGTAAATCTTAGAGCAAGTAGAATTGCTGATCAAATTCGTCGCGGAATGAAAATAGTTTATAGCTGTGGTAAGATTGAGATTGACTTTGTTAAACGAACAGTTATAAATACCACGCCTTATGTAATCAAAGAACTTAATGGCGGTGATCCTCTAGGAGAATCAGTTGCTAACTTTGTTATGTCGGTTAAGGGTTTACTACCATCGATGGTTACAGCAGAGCAAGCTAAACGCGCACTAAATACTGCACTTATGATTGAGGAGAAAGTTTATAATGCAAGAAGTTAATTTAATTGGTATTACAAAACCAAGTGCTTATACCGAGTGTAATAGTCCAGGTGAGTTAGTGGCTTGGGCTGCGCGAGTATCGAATCCTTCTAATCAAAATAATACACAAACAGCAAGCAAGCTTATTCAGTATCTAATCAAGAACGAGCATTGGTCTCCTCTTGAGATGGTGCATGTTGCTATGGAAATTAAGACTACTCGCGATATTGCTAGACAGATCCTTCGTCATAGGTCTTTTAGTTTTCAAGAATTCTCTCAGCGTTATGCTGATCCTGTAAAAGAATTGACCTTTGTTCAGCGTGAAGCAAGGCTTCAGGATTCTAAGAATAGACAAAATTCTATTGAAACTGAAGATACTATGTTAAAAGAAAATTGGAACATGCTTCAGTATGCTCTTATTGATGACGCAAGAAAAACATATAAGTGGGCGATTGAACACGGTATTGCTAAGGAACAGGCAAGAGCAGTATTGCCTGAAGGTATGACGCAGTCTGTCATGATTATGGCTGGTTCACTTCGTAGTTGGATTCATTACTGCCAGTTACGCATGGACGAAGCTACTCAGAAGGAACATCGCGAAGTAGCTACAATGTGTTGGGATATTATTGGTACACACTTCCCTGATATTATCGAAGCATTTAATGATATTAAAGCACTAGAACAAATTAAAAAAGGCATTTAAATGATCAACGTAACTAAGCGGGATGGTAAGAAAGAGCCTCTCGATATTGAGAAGTTTCATAAGGTTATTGCATGGGCTTGCGAGAGCATTTATGGTGTATCAGTATCTGAAGTGGCGATTAAATCACATATTCAATTTTATGATAAAATCAAGACTACTGATATTCAGGAAACAGCTATCAAGGCTGCAGCTGAATTGATCACTGAAGAAAATATTAATTATCAGTATGTCGCTGGTAGACTAGTTAGCTATCATCTTCGTAAAGAAGTTTATAATGATTACAATCCAATTCCTTTACTAGAACATATCAAGCATGTTGTTAAAGAAGGTTATTATGATGCTGAAGTTCTAAAGCTTTATACTGAAGCTGAGATTGATGAACTTGGTGGTTTCATTGAGCATGATCGAGATAACTTAATGACTTATGCTGCTATGGAACAGTTCCGTGGCAAATATCTAGTTAAGAACCGTGTTACTGGCAAGTTCTATGAAACTCCTCAAATGGCATATATGTTAATCGCCATGACTCTTTTTTCTAAATATAAAAAGGATCGGCTAAAATGGGTGAAGGATTATTATGATGGAATTAGTTTATTTGATATTAGCTTGCCTACTCCTATTATGGCTGGAGTACGCACTCCACAACGGCAGTTTAGTTCCTGCGTTTTGGTTGAGACAGATGACTCGCTTGACTCGATTAATGCAACAGCGTCTGCTATCGTTAAGTATGTTTCGCAAAAAGCTGGTATCGGAATTGGAGGTGGTGCTATCCGTGCTATTAACTCCCCTATTCGTAATGGTGATGCTTCTCATACTGGTGTTATTCCTTTCTATAAGCTTTTTCAGTCTGCTGTTAAGTCTTGTTCCCAAGGTGGTGTACGGGGTGGGGCTGCGACTTTATACTATCCTATCTGGCATCTGGAAGCAGAAGACCTTTTAGTTCTAAAGAACAATAAAGGTACTGAAGATAATCGTGTTCGTCATATGGACTACGGAGTCCAATTTAATAAGGTGATGTATGAAAGACTTATTACAGGAGGTGTTATCACCCTCTTCTCCCCGCATGATGTCCCTGACCTATATCAAGCTTTCTTTACGGATGTCGATAAATTCAGAGAGCTATACGAAAAGGCAGAGCGTAACACCAAACTACGCAAGAAACAAATCCCTGCTATCGAATTATTCTCAGCCTTCGTTCAAGAAAGGAAAGATACTGGACGTATCTATCTAATGAATGTTGACCATGCTAATGATCATGGTTCCTTTATTAATGCTCCTATTCATCAATCAAACCTTTGCTGCGAAATTACACTACCAACTAAGCCATTGAAGGACATTAATGATGAAGAAGGAGAAATCGCTCTTTGTACATTATCTGCAATCAACTGGGGTAAGATTAAAACTCCTGCTGATTTCGAAAGACCGTGCACCCTTGCTGTTCGCGCTCTTGATGCTTTACTTGACTATCAGTCTTATCCTGTTAAGGCAGCAGTAACTTCTACTAAGAAATTCCGCCCACTAGGCGTTGGTATTATCAATCTTGCTTATTGGATGGCAATGAATGATATGACGTATACTAATCCAAACCTTGTTATGATAGATGAGTTTGCTCAGGCTTGGTCATATTATCTAATCAAGGCATCAGCTGATCTTGCTAAGGAACAAGGTCAACTTGGCGCACCCGACAATGTAAAATATTCTAAGGGAATTCTACCCATTGACACTTATAAAAGAGATGTTGATGATCTAGTTAAGCCTCGTGAATATATGCCTTGGGAAGAACTGCGTGAGCAGCTTAAGGCAACTGGCATTCGCAATGCTACTCTAATGGCTCTAATGCCAGCAGAAACGTCTGCTCTTATTAGTAACTCTACTAATGGTATTGAACCACCACGCGCACTACTAAGCACTAAGCAATCTAAAGATGGTGTTCTAAAACAGGTTGTTCCTAATCTTAAGAAGCTTAAGAACAAGTATGAATTGCTTTGGGATATCAAGTCACCTGAAGGTTATCTAAAGATTTGCGCTGTGTTACAGAAGTATATTGATCAAGCTATCTCGGTCAATACAACATATAATCCTAAATTTTATCCTGACGAAAAGATTCCTCTAAGCGAGATTATGAAGCACATCTTGATGCATTATAAATATGGCGGTAAGACTTTATACTATTTCAATACAAACGATCAATCGGGCGAAATTGAAGTTAAAGAATTGCCACAAGAAAAATCATCAGAAGAAACCTGTGATAGCTGTGTCTTATAACAACTCAAGGGAAACTGTGCAATGTCAATTCTTCGCACCCATTTTGGCGAATGGGTACCAATCCACGAAGTATCTACAGACATAACAAAAGAACAACTTGATTCTTTTAAAGAATTAGGTATAATATGTTTTGGCACTTATGTGCACATTGCAGATAAAGAAGTTGTAAATAGACTAAAAGATTTAGGATTTGTTAAATCCGACTATATTGCTGGTAAGTTCGGCAATAAACAAGATGCATACTATATGGAATTGAAAGTGAAATAATGTCTGTTTTTAATAATGAAAAGATCGATGAGACTAAGCAACCATTGTTCTTTGGTAAACAACTAAACATAGCCAGATATGATAGGCAGAAATATCCTATTTTCGAGAAGCTTACTGAGAAACAGAATGGGTTCTTCTGGCAACCAACAGAAATTGACTGTACTAGAGATGCGAAAGATTTCAAGTCTCTTAATGCTCATGAGCAGCATATTTTCACTAGTAACCTAAAGCGGCAGATTCTTCTTGATAGCGTGCAGGGACGTGCTCCAGTGGCGGCATTTCTTCCCATAGCATCACTCCCCGAACTTGAGACGTTTATCCTGACATGGTCTTATTTCGAGACTATCCACTCTCGTTCTTATACTCATATCATTCGTAATGTCTATTCAGATCCGTCTAAGGTGTTTGATGACATGCTTGATATTAAAGAGATCGTTGACTGTGCTAAAGACATCAGCAAGTATTATGATGATCTAATAAAAACTCACAAGATTATCGGCACAAAGAATTATGATAATTATGAGAATAAAAAGGCATTATGGCTATGTCTTAATGCTGTAAACGCTCTTGAGGGTATTCGTTTCTATGTTTCTTTCGCGTGCTCCTGGGCATTCGCTGAAGTCAAGAAGATGGAAGGTAATGCTAAGATCATTAAGTTTATCGCGCGCGATGAGAACGTCCACTTAGCTGCTACTCAGAATATTATTAAGTTCTTACCAAAAGACGATAAGGACTTTGAACAGATTAAGAAAGAGTGTGAGAAAGAAGTTGATAAGATTTGGTTAGATGTTATCAATCAAGAGAAATCTTGGGCAGGTTATTTGTTTAAAGATGGTTCAATGATTGGTCTTAATGAGCAGTTACTATCTGAGTATGTGGATTGGATTGCGCATAAGCGTATGGTAGCTGTCGGCGTCAATCCTATTACTAAGTCAACTTCTCATCCATTACCTTGGACTCAGAAGTGGATTGCTGGTTCTGATGTTCAGGTTGCACCGCAGGAAGTAGAGCTATCTAGTTATGTTGTTGGTGGTGTGAACAAGGACGTTGATGAGAATACATTTAAAGGTTTTTCATTATGAGTTATAAAGATAAAGTATTTACAAGATACGAAATTATTGATAATGAAAGTGACTGGGTTTGGCCAAGAGAAGACGATGGCGCATGGGATGGTCCAACTGAAGATTGGGAAAAGTCTCATAAAGAAAAATACATGAAGTATCTAAGAGCCAATAACATTGTTGTGACCGCTGGTGCAAACTGTGGACTACACACTAGGTTTTTTGCAAAACTATTTGATGTGGTATATGCCTTTGAACCAGCTCCCCTTAATTTTCATTGCATGGTCAATAACTCGCAGTTTGATAATGTTATTAAAATGCAGTGCGCTTTAGGTGCAGAAAATAAACCTATAAGAATGGAATATATTGATAGGTGGAATGTTGGAATGCATAAGGTTGTTGATGTTCCAGAAGATAAAATTATACCTATCATTCCGATGATTACTTTAGATTGCCTTAATATTCCAGGGTGTGATCTAATACAGTTAGACGTTGAACGTTATGAATATAATGTTTTAGTTGGCTCTAAGAATACTATAGAAAAATACAAGCCTGTTATTTCTGTTGAGGTGCATACTAGTGGCGAAGGCGACGAAGAAGTATTACAATTTCTTAAAGATATAAATTATGTTCAGGTAGATAAATCTAATGCTGATGCAATCTTCGTACCTAATAATCTATGACCAAAATGAAAAGAATTGAATCTCTAAAAAAGAGAGAAAAAATTTGTTGGGATATGGCAGAAGTATTTTTACAAAATAAAGATGCGCACGGTATTCATGATATGGGTGTAGAGTTACAGGCTTTACAGCGTGCGATAGTTGAGGTTGAAGGTTATATTAATGATGAAAAGCAAATTCATTAAATATTTTATGAGTGTTGCTGAGCTTACTGCTCAGTTATCTCACGCAAGCAGACTTAAGGTTGGATGCGTTATTGTTAAGGACAATCGTATTCTTTCTATTGGCTATAATGGTATGCCAGCTGGTTGGGATAATTGTTGTGAAGACGAAAACGATAAAACTAAAGATGATGTTATTCATGCTGAAAGCAACGCATTAACTAAACTTGCTTCTTCTACTGAATCCTCAGAAGGCGCTGTGTTGTTTATCACTCATTCTCCATGTATTCATTGTGCCAAGCTGATCTATCAAGCTAAGATAAAAAAGATTATATATAGGTATACATACCGCCATGAAGAAGGTATGGAATTTTTAAATAAAACTGATGTTGAAGTGTTAAGCTACAACGATTTGATGGAGACATAAATGAACGATGCATGGTGTACATGTGAACAATGTGACAATGAATATAAGATTATTTCGCCCACGCAGGATAAACCTCTTTGGTGTCCCTTTTGCGGTAGCGAAATAGATTCAGTAGAAGAAGATGAAATTTACGATCTCGAACAAGACGAGGAGTGAGTTTTGAGAATGTTTGGTTATGGGAAGGGAAACCTTTCAACACTAGTGATATAAATACATTCTTTGGGTTCGTATATATAATTACAAATACTCTTACTGGAAAAAAATATATAGGTAGAAAGTATTTTTATTCTACTAATAGAGTGAAACAGAAGAATAAAAAGGTACGAAAAATCATCCGTAAAGAATCGGATTGGTATAAATACTATGGAAGTTCTAAGACTCTTTTAGCCGATATAAAGCAATTTGGGAAAGAGAACTTTAGACGAGAAATATTGTCTCTCCATGAAGGTAGAGGCGATGTTAATTACTATGAATTGAAAGAACAGATTTTACGAAACGTTCTAGAGCATGATGATTATTATAACGATAACATCATGACACGATTCTATAGGAAGAAAAATAAGACAATGTCTGTATTTTCAAGGGTTGCTCCATAATAGGCACGCGATGACCAACGGTAAGTCATCATTCCATTAATTAACACGGAGACTTCGAATGAAGAAACTATTCCTAACGACTGCATTACTAGCACTAATCGCTTCCCCAGCTGTTGCCGCCACGGTAACTGCTGAGCTTCGCGCGGGAGCTGACAAGGGTAAGTCACCACTAGAATATAAGCTTGACTATCAGGCTCCATTCTTTCAGGTGTTCCCAAACCTAAACTATGGCGTAGAACTAGCTACACGGCAGCAGCCAAATAATGGCACAGTTGCTTCTTATGCAGTTGGTCGCGTTGGTGTTGATCTACCAACTGTACTTGGTTTCAATGTTGGCGGTAATGTTCAGTTAGGTCGTAATCTAGAAGCTGCAACATCAACAACAGCATTAGTCAATAAGGTCAATGTCACAACCGTTAAGGGTGGCGACTATAATCTTTATGGCGCTGAAGTTAATGTTAGTCGCGCTCTAGTTGCCGGTATTACTGGCGATGTCGGTTATCGTTTCCGCAATGGTTTTGCAAGCAAGGGTGTTGACAATCAGGAAACTCGTCTAAACGCTGGCCTATCATATGAAGTTCTTCCTTCATATAATGTTGGCGTAGAGTACTATCGTTATTCGCGTGACATCAATCCAGCCACTGGGACAAAGTTGTTCTCACAGGTTGCATTTAAGGTTGGTCACTCGTTCTAATAACAAGTGCTTTGTAATAGAAAATGGCTCCTTTAACCGGGAGCCATTTTTTATGCATTTTTGGCGGATGAGGTGAGATTCGAACTCACGGAGGACTTTCACCCTCGTCGCATTTCAAGTGCGGTGCCTTCAACCACTCGGCCACCCATCCATAATTTACTTGATCTTTGTCTCTTTAAATAACACGTGTTTACGAACGACCGGATCATATTTCATTAAAGTGAGCTTTTCTGTCATTGTTCTGGAATTTTTAAATGTAGGGTAAGAATACCCCGTTCCAGCTTCACTTACTAATTTTATTTTAATTTTAGTTGGTTTTGCCATAGTATTTTCAGAGCTTTCTTATTATAAGTATAGAAGAATGGGAGGCGAACATGAAAAATACTCGCTTCGGCTTTTTTGTATTTATAACTGCATTATTAACGTCTTCTGACTTGTCATATGCCGGGGAACTTATATATCAGTTCAAAAACCCCTCCTTCAGTGGGGTGGGTGCATCTTCGCATTGGTTGACCATACAGAACCAAGAGTACACTCGAAAGGCGACTATTGAAGCTGCTATTGCTGCGAACTTAAAGGCACAGGCTCTTGCCGATGCTAACTCTATTTTGAACAGATTTATGAATAATTTGCAATCTAGAATATATTCTCAGATTGCACAGCAATTGACCCAAAATTTGTTTTCCAGCCCATCTGCTACTGGGACGTTTTCACTTGAAGGTAATACTATTCAATACACTAACACGGGAGATTCTATTGTGTTGAATATTACAGATGATAAAGGTGGTGTTACCAATATTACAATACCTGTTGGTGGGTTTAATTTCTAATGAAGATATTATTAGTTATATTGATGTCTTTTGTTTTGTGTGGGTGTGTTAGCAACGGAGGCTACGACTATGCCAAAGATGCACCTAAACTATACAAAACAGAATTCACTGAATTGAAAAAATTAAAACCACCAGAAAGAAAGGCTGTTGTTGCAGTTTATGACTTTCCTGATTTAACAGGTCAGAGAAAAGATAAAGACACTGTAGCAAGTTTTTCTAATGCAGTTACTCAGGGTGGTGTGACACTTCTTATTGATGCAGTTAAGAATGCTGGCAATGGTGAATGGTTTACAGTTGTTGAGCGAAATAGAGTTGATGATCTTGCTAAAGAAAGGCAGATTGTAAAATCTACTCGCGATGAGTATCAAGGTAAAGACTCGAACAAACTAAAGCCAATGTTATTCGCTGGGTTAATATTACAGGGTGGTATTATAGGTTATGATTCAAATGTGATCACCGGAGGTGTCGGTGCTAGATATCTTGGTATTGGTGGTGATATTTCGTATAGAAAAGATGAAGTGTCTGTGGCATTAAGAGCAACCTCTACTGATACGGGTGAAGTAGTTTTAAATGTACAAGTATCTAAAACAATATTATCATATGGCACATCACTTACATTATTCACTTTCGTTGATGCGGGAACTAAAGCAGTTGAAGCAGAAACGGGTATAACTGAGAACGAAGCAAATACAAGGGCAGTCAAAGTAGCAATAGAAGCGGCTGTCGTGGAACTAATCAAACAAGGGATAGAAAAGAAACTTTGGAGTTACAAGAATGAAAAGTAGAATCAAGACAGCAATCTTGATTATGGGTTTGATGACACCATCATTGGTTTTCGGGCAGTCAACAACCAACTCAATTTACATTGATCAAGTTGGTGATGGCAGCAATATTACAGTATCGCAACAGGGGCAAGCTAATAGGGTTGGCTCTGAAGGATCAGCAGTAAACATTCAGGGTAACAATCAAAACATTACTCTGACACAAGATGGCGCTGGCAACAGCATCGATGGTGTTGTTAACAATGCTGATAACGTTGATCTAGCTATCACTAATACTGGTGATAACAACGCAGTTACACTTAACATGGGTGACAGCGCAAGCATCTCCGGTTCTGCTACAACACTTAACGTTAGTGGCAGCACTAACACTGTAAGTCTAACACAGGGAAGTGCTGGTTCTTCTAGCGGTGCTACTCAGACTCTCAATATTACTGGTGATTTAAACACTTACAATTCTACAATCAATGCTAACGATGTAACGAATACTGTAACTTCTACTGGTGATTCAAATACCATTAATATGTTACAGAATGGTCATGCTGGTAAAGCTGTTGATATGGCATTAACAGGTAATAGCAATGACGTTACGATTAATCAGCGGAGCACTACTCATGCGGATACTATTGGCATTACTTCTTCTGCCAGTAACAGTACTATTATTATCAACCAATGTAACACTATCGGCAACTGCATCCCCCAATAGTATTGGTTCTATCTCTGCGTTTACTGGAACAAGCGAGGTTGTTCGGAAAGATCAAAAACTTTCTACGCAATCTCGCTTGCCCATCCAGCAAATGGATAATGTACAGACTGGTAATGGTCGTGTAGAAATTACGTTTGTTGATAACTCAAACGTAAAGGTCACAGAACATTCTAAATTGGTTATTGATGATTTCGTTTATAGTGGTAATCCCAATAGTTCTAAGATGGCACTCAACTTTGCATCAGGAACTATTCGGTTTACCACTGGTCAACTTGGTAAAATTAATAAACAAAATATTTCTCTTAATACTCCAACAGCCACTATCGCTGTTCGCGGTACAGACTTTACAACAACAGTAGATGATTTTGGTAAGAGTCTTGTTATTTTATTACCAGAAGAAGATGGAACTGTAGGAGAGATTACAGTAAGTAATGCTGGTGGTAGTGTAACTCTTACTAAAGCATTTCAGGCTACAATGGTAAGAACTTTTGACAATGCTCCATCAAAGCCAGCAATATTAATCTTAACTTTAGATCAAATTGATAATATGCTTATTGT